GCTTTTACGTCTGTTTGCATCATGATGATGCCTCCCTATTATTGTTGCGTGTTAGTAGGGTTTGCAGCGCCATCGCTGTTACGTACAACGTAAGTGATAACTAAAGTTACGGAGCCAGTAGTCAGAGTAGTACCTGTACCAGTATAAGTAACGATTGCATCAGTTGCGCCTACATTAGCCCATAACGAAGTTGTGCCATCAGCAGCTGTAGCGCCAGTCATTGCAGCAGGAGCTGAAGGACCAGTTACAGTTGTAGCAGCAACAATATCAGTTGCGCCGATAGTCAACTTAACAGTAGCAGCAGAGCTAAATGTAGTGGTTGTGTACCACTGAATGCTAGAGATTAACGAACCAGCAGGCAAAACAAACGCTGTGCCAGTGCCGCCGCCAGTTAATGCTGTATAAGGGAGAGTTACAGATTGGGTCACAACAGTTGCGCCCATATTACGGATAGTACCGGCAGTAGTGCCAGTAGTATTTTTAACGGTGCCTAATAACCAAGGACCAAGGTGTGTAGCGAAACCCATGATAAATTTTCCTCACATGCGAGTTAAGTACGCCAATCTGCATGTTGCTAGCCGGGGCTATTTGACGTACCGGAGTTCCCGGAATGTTGTTGTTATATCATAATTGTACTAGAATGCAAGCGCTTTTTATATCTAACAAAGGTTTGTATGCCGGTAAAAGATAAGGAAAAAAAGAAAGCCATAGCCAAGCGGCATTATGCTAAACACACCGCTAAAATTAAAGCCACAACAAAAAGTAACAAAGAAAAATATAGGCAAAAATGGCGAGAATATAAAGCAACCTTATCGTGTGTACAGTGTGGAGAAAACCACCCCGCAACCTTTGATTTTCACCACGTAGTACGTTCGCCAGACAATAAAAAAGTTAATAGATTACTTACAAATGGTAACTACAAAGGTGCATTAAAAGAAATAGAAGAACGCTGTATTGTGCTTTGCGCTAATTGCCACAGAAAATTACACGACGCAGAATTTCTACAGAAAAAGAAAAAGGAGGCCGAAGCCTCCTTAGATTAAACAGTACCTTCTTCTTCAAAATCGTAGTACTCGGTCTCGTCGTACTCAAACCAGTCATCTGACTCTTCATCGTAGAAGTACCAAACTTCTTCTTCATCTTCAAAATACCAAGCTACGCCGTCTTCGTCGTATTCAATACCATCATCTTCGTCTTCAAAGTCTTCGTCTTCACACTCTACGTATTCGACGTCAAACAACTCTTCGTACTCGCACTCAAATATAATTGTAACTTTCATAACATTCTCCATATCAAAATAACAACCGCCCCCGGTTGCATTTAAATACTACACTACGAATATTACAAAACAAAAAAAGGGAGCCGAAGCTCCCTTTTAGTTGCAAAACGCTATTAAGCGCCTGCTGAACCGTACATACCAAGCGGATCAGACCAACCAAACGAATAACGCTCACGAGCCTTGTAACGTACGTTACCAGTATCAAAATCGCCGTCCATTGAGTTAGCTAGTGGGCTACGAATAAAGTGCTTCATGCCGTTTGGAACGTCAGTAGTTAAATACCAGCCGTTGTTGTCGGTCAAGAAGTGATTGATTGCATAGCCTTCAGGGATTGAACCATTGTTCTTCAACGCGTTGATGTCGTTGTCAGTTGTGCCAACACGCAGGCTGGTTTCTAACAAACGAGTAGCAACGAATTGCAATGCTGGTGGAATAATCAACTTACGTGGTTTAGCTGCGATCAGCAGGCCACGCTCATCCGTCCAAGCAGCGATCTGAATAACTGCGGCTTCCAAAGAAGTCTCATTCAAGTCGGCTGGAGTTGTTGGGATGTTGCTGTTAGTACCACCAGAAGTCAATGGGTGTGCAGAAGAGAACAAAGGTACGCCATCGCCACCGTTATAACCAGAGGAGAAGCCGTTGTTCAAAATAGCAGCCGCTTTAACTTGCTTGGTATAAGCCATCGAACGTGCTAAAGCCTTTGTATAACGAGCAGACAATGAATCATACAAGTTATCTTCAATTGCTTCTTCGGTCAGAGAGAAACCCTGAGCGATTGTTTCGTGGTTATAGCGAGCAGTCCATGCTTCTTGTGCATTGTCGTAACGAATTGCAGAACCTTCGTTTTTAACAGGAGCAGCAGTAAAGCCTGACAGTTTTGTTTCTTCTTCGAAGGAACGCTCAGAGGTTTCGGTTTCATAAATCTCTTTATGCTCTTCACCATAACGAGCGTATTCCAAACCAAACAGAGCGTTTAAGCCCGGTAAGAGTTCTTTAAGTAGTTGTGCGCGTGAAATTGCCATTTTATGTTACTCCTTAAGCACCAGTGGCAGAATAGTAGCCGTGCAGACCTTGGTTCAACTTAACCAAGACTTCTGGGTACTGGGTGAATACGATTGTAGCGCCAGCGGTAAACGCTGTTGCAGGAGCCTGATCCAACACAATAGTGGTGGAGTTAGTTACTGAAGCTACAAATGAACCTGAAGCAATGATCTGACCGTTAGCCGCAATTGAAGAAACATCAGTTCCAACAGGTGGGGTGAAAGTCAAAGCAGAAGCCAGAGTAACGGTAGCAGTAGAAATGCTGCTGTATGTACCATTACCTAAAGCTACAGCGGTATCAGGAACAACGCCAACTATACGCAAAGGCAGAGTTGTGGTTACTGGGGTTGCAGACGGTGCTAAAACAGCATTTGCTGAATTGCCAGTGCTTGTGCTGCCAGTGTTGTTGATTGCTGATACGTTGCAGCCAACCATTGAATTAGCAGCAGAAGCGATAGTAGTGCCTGAAGAACAGACAACAGCTTTAAATACTGCATCTGGATCATCTGATACGTACGCTAGGCAATCGCCCGCCAAAGTGCCGCTCGGCCAGTATTGGCTAAACTGCTTTTGCTTAGTTACGGGATTTGTGTATGTGCAACCCAAGAAAACACCAACGGTTTGGTTTAAAGAACTACCGGTTGATACGGAGGCGCGTTGTAGGCGACCACGTGATAAAACAACAAAATCACCATAGAAAATGTCGGTTGCATAACCGTAAATGATAGGGTACATGCGGGTAGAACCTGCAAATACTTGCCCACCAATCAAATTCACTGGCTGTAGGCCGTAAGGGGCCGATACGACAGGATAAGCCATATTTAACTCCAAAAAAGATTATTTAGAACCTTTGCCAAAACTAACCTCAGTCTTCCGATCATTGAACAGAGGCATACGAGGGTCACTTTGACGCATTAAATTATTGTCAACGGATTCCATTTGTCCTTCTGCTTGATGTTGGTAGTGTTGATTACGTGCTTCAATCATTTCTACTGGCATCTTACAAAGTAACAAACCGCCGATTTCGACGTTGCCGTTGGCATTTGCCGGAAGCATTAGCTCTGGATGATCCACAGCTTTTACCGGCTCCCATCCTTCACGCGTTTTCTTAGACACGTTTGAATGGTCCGCGACTCCTACAACATGTGTAGCAATCCAACGGTATCCATATCCCGGTTCGGGAGTAGGATCAGGGAGCGTGCTTGGTGGCACGTATACATATCGAGAATTTTTTTCGCGTGTGTTGATTTCACGGGGGGTACGATTAGCCATTTAAAGCCTCCAATTTTAAAACTTCCTTAGCATACTGTTGTGGGGTAAGACCTAACTTGCGTGCAACTGCTTCTTGCGTTTTGGTTAGCTTAACTTTAGATTTTGCGCCAGATGAACGAGTCCCTGACGCAACAACTGTTGCTGGGGGTTTTTTAGTGGGGGTCTCTCGTGTCTTATCGCGTTCTTCGCCCCCGTAAACTTCAGGGAACTTCTCACGAAGGCGAGCGTCGATCCGCTCGAAATACTCATCTGTGCGGGCAAATTCAGGCCCGTTACTATTGACTAATTTGGTATGAAGCGCAATTGCCATGGCGGTCATTTCTTCGTAACCGTCAGACCCGAACCACTGGTTTTTAGCCTGCCAGCGCAGGGTTTTTTCGTCGAGTCTTGGCTGTTGCTGCTGTATAGGTTGACTATATACCTCTTTATTTTCATCTTGTAAAGGGGTAGGTTTAAAATTTTCTGCCTGAGATAAACGAAGTTTAGCATCTTGCAATGCTTCTTGCGCTTCTAACATGGCATCAGAATCGTAAGATTCTGCCGCTTCTTTATACTTACGTCGTGCCATTTCTAACTCAGCCTGTGCTTTTTCCTTCAACACACCTGCGTAAGTTTGCTCACCAGTAGAGACATAGTTTTTTAGACGTCTGTTCTCTTCCATGATTTGCTGGGCAACATTTATAGCTTCTTCACGTTCACGAATAGCCGATTCTTTTGCACGGCGTTCATCATGACGGGCGTGGGCCAGTTCCTTGATGCGCTTCTGAACTTTATCTCCGTACTGCTCAATCTCTTCGTCAGACGGGTCTTCTACTTCTTTGTCTAACGGTTTGCGATTGCGGTCAGCAACGGGGGTATCGTCTTCTATTTCAATATCAACGTCGCCTTCCGAATCAATATCAATTTCAATATCGTCGGATTTTGGGTCGTTGTCTAACTCATCAGGGAACGTAAAGTCCTCATTGTCTTTCTTAGCCATAACTTCTCCTATGCTGCGCGGGAATAACCGCGTGGGTCTTCGACAACACCTTCCACCTGATCATCATTAATCATGCGAAATTCTCTGCCGTGAATTTTAAATCTCGTACCTGAGTAGGCACGCACCAATACAAAATCACCTTCCTTACACCATGCACCGCTTGCATACTTCTCTGGGTCTGCATACGCATCAGGACCGACACGTAAAACAAACAAAACGGTTGTGGCGTGTTCTTCTGACTTCATGAACTGTGTAGCTTTTACAATAATAGAATTATCAAACGTATCTTCTATTTCAGGAACTGCACACAAAATTTTCCAACCGCTTGGATGGGGCAACTGAGTTGCACGTACCGCACGTGTATCTGCTACACCTTCTTCTGGAGCCGTTTCTTCTGGTTCCTTATTTTGCAACTGGGCTATATAGTCCGGCAGTATGAGATCACTCATCTTCTTCTTTCACTCGTTTAGCAAGGTCTAATAAATGACGCTCTGCGATGGCGAGACCTTGAATTACACCGCAAAGCTTTTGGTAAGACGCATAGTCGGCACAAGCCCCTCCCGCCAAATCATCGGCGTAGTTGTTCATGTCGTCACGGATATGTTTGCGTAGAATATCTACGAAGTTGTACTCATTTACTTGTGTCATTCATTTCCTTTTTTTGGTGGTTGGGTTTTTTCTCTTACACGCAGTGCTTGTTCAGCACGAGTTCTTGCTATGTCTGCACCGATACGTAAACCTTCACGCTCGTTATCTGCTTGGAATTTTGCTTGGCTCTCACGCGTTTTTAATCCAAGTTCTGTACCTTTTAATTGCATCTCCGCTTGTAACTGTTCTTTCTTTAACTCCAGCTCGTCTGCTCTAGCAGCAGCGTCTGTTGCCATCTTCTGTGCTTTGAGTTCTAAATCTTTAGCTTTTAACTGCAACTCTTGCTGCTGCATCTGAATCACAGGGTCTTGTGCTGCTTGTTGTGCAGCCTGCTGTGCAGCTTGTTGTGCCGCAACAGTTTGACTTTGTTGTAATACCATCGGCGCAGCTTGTGCAACCAAACGTGACAGCTGAACTTCAACATCTGGTTCCATCTTTGCATCAGGTTTTGGTAACTCAGCACCCAACGCTTCTTCAATCTTGCTTCTATATGCAAAGGCAACGTGCTCCATAATGTGTGCCTGCATTGCTTGCGCAATCATCGGTGCTTGTGTGTTTTGACCTACCATCTGCTGAATTAGTGGGTCCTGCATCGCTGACATGTGTACTTTAATGTGTGCTTCATGGTCTTGATACAAGAACGCTTTAACTGGTTTTAAGTTCAGCACGTTCATGTTTTCAGAGATCGGGTCTTCTGGCATCTTGTCGTCATCAGTCTTAACAAGTTTCTGTGCATTTTTAATACCAAGAATCTCTAACATCTGACGATGTAGTAACGGCATATCGTATAACTGTGGTGCACCTTGCGCTAACTGCAATGCTGCTTGGTACTGCACAACACGCTGCGACATAGTTGCTGCATTAGGATCACTAACAGGGACAATGTCTACATTAGAATAGTCTTCATATTTTGCACGTGGCGGACCTTCTTCAGGTTCGTAGTCATACTCTTCTGGCGTGTAGTCACGGATGATGCCAGCCAATAATTTTAGTTCTTGTTTAAACGCATAGTGCACACGAGCCTGCACTGCGCTCATTACTTTTAACGTGCGTTCAAGGATCGCCAGAGTAGTTCCCACTGGCGCATTTGCTGACATATCGGACACTTGGATGTCGGCAGTCGCTGCGAAACGACGCCCTTCCTCGACGATGGTGCCGAGTAATTGGTAGAGCGTAGCTGAAGGTTCTTTGTAAGGTAGCGGCAGTATGCTGTCACGTATTGCTCCTGATCCAATATCTACGTCGCGCCATTCTCCCGGAGCGATTGGGGTGTCATCGCCTTTAATACGCAAACCACGAGACTTAAGACCGCCGGGCAAGTTAGATAACGTACCTGCATCCACCAGTTGACGCATTAAGCTGGTAGCTGACATTGCATAGCCACCGATCAAATGGAATAAACCAAAACCGTATGCACCAAAGCCCGGTATATATTGATAGTGAACAAAGTGCTGACGCTTTAGTTTTAGAGGATCGTCTTCTTTCCAGTTTCTACGTATCGCTAAAATCTCGTTAGAGCCACGCAACATAGTAACGACGTAAGGCAGACCAATACCTGTGATGTGACCTTCATCATCAACGTCTTCATACCCTTCTAAATCTAAATCAACGCATACTTCATACAACTCATAGCGTTCGTCATGCGTAGCAGCAAAGCCTGTCTCTTTATCTTTTTTCTCTTGAATCTCTGACTTAAACTTCTGTGGCTCACCTAAATCAATCTCACGATAAAAGCCAGCAACCTGCAGTTTAATTAACTCGTTCTCAGTCTTACGCATAATGTGCGTAACACGTGGCGCTGTTTGTATCTCTGTAGTACCGTATGGCAGTAGTATGTCTTCTGCTGGCACAAATATAGAAATCTGGCGATCTAAGCTAGGATCAAAATATACTTTCTTAAACGCTGAACCTGTAGCAGGTAGTGACCACAACATACGCTCATGCTCAGGACGAAACTCAGTCATCTTCTCAGTCAACTGATAGTTCATGTCTTCCTGCACACGCAGTGCTGCTTCTTTTTTCTTTGGCGTTTCTTTACCAATTATTTTTGTACGTACAGGACCTGATGCAGGGAATGTCTCTGTAATTGTTTCTGCTTGAAATCTTACTACTGCTTCTGTAATCATCGGATGAAACACGCCGCACGCACCTGCCCACGGCTCTGTTCTTTCTTCGTACTTCAATCCTAATAATGTCAGACCGTTTTTATATGTGTCTTCCCAATCTTTACGACTACCTTTGTCGTTATCAATATCAGCAGCTAAGTCTTCTGCAAGCGACTGCAATACGTCCTCGTCGATTACTTCCGCTAAGTTTTCATCAAAGTTACTATCTTCTTCATCAGGACGAATATTTATATCTAATCCATCTACACCAATGTTAACTTCTTCAGGATCAACAATCTCAATTTCTAACTCAGGGCCGTCATCGGCTTGGTCTTCCATACCTAACGGGGCTTGGTAGAGTGCTTTGTCCATATTTGTTGCCATGATCTTTACCTCTTTTTACGTGTTGCTTGGTTTGTTTTAGGGTTGTACGTAAAGAAACTTGCAGGCTTCCCCGTACGTTTAGACGCTCTATCTTTTGCTCTTTCTTCAGCGGTCATAGCATCACGCTTCATGCCTGCAGCCGTCAATGTTTTACCATCAGCTTCTAAGTGCCCTCGTTTTTTTAGCACTTCAATCGCCGTATCTCTGTTGCCTATTTGCGCTGCCAACCGATCAATCAGTTGGTGTCGCCCCATAAATTTCTGTGTCGTCATTAGTAGTATGCGTGTGTTTTACGCTTAAACATCTGTGGCTCATCTTTTGCATCTGAGTCCAAATTAATAAAGCCCCCTTGACGGAAACGTAGCAGTGCTTGGGAAATTGTATCCACATAGTCATCATGCTCGCCAACAGGGAACGCTGCAAGTTCTTCTATCACTTCTCGTGCCCATCTTGTGTCTGGTGCCCAAATTCTTCCTGACGCAAAGAGGTCTGAGATCGCATTAATACGGGCAATTTTGTCGTTTGATCCTGCGCCTTTTCCTCTGCTTGGGGTGAACTCTTGAACTGGTATACCCATTGCTCTGAGTTCTTGTATAAGAGGAGCACCGGCAGCTTTTTTCTCGATAATAAAGGCATCAGGTTCCCACTCTCTATAGTGTTTTAATGCAGTCGCTTTTAAATCTGGAAAAGTCATACGATCTTTAAACGCATCAAGCAATATAACGTGTGGTGAGGCGTTATCCTCGTCGTTATACCAGATGCCCCACGTCGTACATGCGCTGTAGTCAGACGTAGTCTTTGTCTCGTGTGCCGTATCCCAAGACTGAATAATAAACTCACACCTTGGCGGATCAGGAGGTTCCCATATTTGCCACATCCCCCTAGCAACAATTGCTGATCCTTCAGCGGTAGGGTTCTGCATGTACTGCGCATTCCAAAATCTTGGGTCTAAGTTAGCCTTTTTTGCTTCTAACTGCTCGATAGGCCACTGTTCAGGCCACAACGATTTGCCAGACGGCAATATAGCAGGAAGTTCAACAATCTCCCACTGGTCTGCGTCAGGATTTTTAATAGAAAAGTCAATCAAGCGTCCTGTTAAGTCCACTAGCGACCATCTCGTCATGATTACAATGATCGCACCGCCCGGCATCAGACGCTGCAACGGACCCTGCTGGAACCAAGACCATGCGGCATCGAATGACAGCCGCGAATTTGCTTTCATGTCCTGTTCGGAATGAGGATCATCAATAACAAATAGATCAGCGCCACGCCCAGCAAGAGCACCACCAACGCCAGCAGCATAATACTGCCCGCCCTTAGACGTCGACCATTTGCCAGCCGCCTTTTGATCATCAGCAACCTCGGTCTTTGGGAAGATTTCATGATATTCCTCGCTCTCAATCAAATTACGTACACGACGACCAAAGTCTTCTGACAAACCTGCAGTGTGCGTACCCATAATGATCTTCTTTTCAGGGTACTTACCTAAAAAATACGCAGGAAACAGGTAGGATGAGAACTCAGACTTGCCCATACGTGGCGCAATATTAATAATTACACGCTTTTTCTTTCCTGATATAACGTCTTCAAATATCTTAGCGAGCTTTCTGTGGTGTGGACCGATCTTAAACCCCGGATACACGTGTGTAGCGAACCCTAACATCCCATCTTGGGCTGCTTTTTTACTGGCACGCTGCGCTCTTTCTTCTAAATTTTTTAAAAGTTCCGCCTTCTCCTGTGGAGAAAGGGTCGGCAAGACGCGACTTAGCGCATCTATTTCTTGTTTAGATAGATTCATCGGTATCGGTTGGTTCTTCTAACTCTTCTAATTCTTTTATTTCTGTCACATCCGTGATGTCTACAATTTTTGACATCAGTCCTAGCTTTTCTTTGATTTTAGCGTCTAGTTCGGAGTCTGACATTTCCGTTTTCTTAACTTCTACACGGTCTGTAAAGAGTGCAACTTCAGTAACTTTACCCAACAGCTCTAACGCACGCAGACGAATCTTAGCGTCTGGATGTTTTGTCTCCTCCACCAACTGCGACACAGCATACCCACGTAATTCTTTAGCCTGTTCAACAAACTGCCAATCGTAAGCCGTTAGCATTCCCACAAGATGGCGTACCGCCTCTGGTGTTTTTAATTTGGTAAGTTGTGCTTTTTGTGCTTCAGGGGTTGATGCGGTCGTTAAAGCGGCAAAACTTTGCCGTGTCTTCTCTTCCTGCTCTTTGTCAAATATGGCATCGTCAGGTATTGCGCCTAACTCTTCTAACCACTTTGTTGTTTCTACTTGTGCATCTAGTATGGCTTGTGGTTTTGCTTTTTCCAACGGCGCAGCCTTGGGCGTCTCTATTACGTCCGGCGTATAAACCAAAATATCTTCATCTACTAAATGTTCTAACATGCGCAGGTCCTCTTGCCACCTCGTTGGGCGCAGTATATACTTAAATCTGCAACTATGTATACTCTCCTACATAGTTGGCTCTTCCTCCGTGGTTGGACGGAATGTTCGCCCCCAGTTCGCTGGGGGCTTTTTTGTTTCTGGGTATGTCTAATCTTTGACAGAATCTGGTTTATTTTTTTATAAAAAATTTTTTGATATATCTTATGTATATCAGTTGACAAATTGCTAAGAAATTTGAATTTGCGGGTGGGGAATAGTGTTCTATGCCGAAGCCAGCGGGTCAACAATAGTCGGGGGGTTGGGGTAGGGTAGGGTGTCTAGGGTTCTGAAATAACGTGTATGCTATAATATAGGTGTTGGTTCGGGACACATTGCTCTACGACAACTCCGGTGCAGCTTGCACCGGACTTCATTTGGGAGATTCATCATGAAAGCAATTAAAGCCTTTGTAGCATTACACAGCAACACCGCAGTCGCAGCCGTGTTCAATGACGCAGATAACTCTGCTGCCGAGTTCCTCGCACGCTTGATGGAGCAAGGCATTGCCACACGTGCGGAAGCAGAGCCTTTCGCATTGCTTTGGGCTAGTGAGAAGTATGGTTGCCCGCTGTCAGAGAATCAACGTGGTGTAGGTTTTAACACGAGCCATGCGAAGTATGAAACGAGTAAGTCAGCGAAGAATCGTGTGTTGAATCGTATCTTCAATGACGAGGTTCGTGAGGCATCTGCGCCGAAGAAAGTCAAGTTTGACGCAGCGAAAGCAGCGAAGCAGATTAAAGCGAAGTACACGAAAGCCCAACTCGCTGCAATCTTAGCTTTACTGTAACTCAGGTGCATTTTGCACCGCAGTTTTTATCCGGCAAGGCGGGGGCGTCAACCTGTCTTGCCGATTTCATTCATTGTCAAATGGGAGAATCAATCATGTTAGAAAAGTTTAAAGATTTAGTAGTCGGTGAGATTTTTAGCGAACACAACCGCCAGTTCGTAAAGTTAGATGACGATACGGCAAAGGCGTGTAGTCCACAACGCCTGTCA